GTGGCATAGTATAAAGTAAAAATGATAAAAATTGTTTATCGCCCTCATAAAACCTCACTATACTTTCTATAATAGCGTTAAATAGTAATACGTTAATGGAACCATCCCATTTACTAAAATCCGCATCACCATGTACATCCATATCTTTAAGTTTAGTGTACAATACGTCCATATCCTTAAAAGGGTTAAATTTCAAGCACATGCCCGTAACATGCATATTATCTGCACAGTGTGTTACTAACCGCGCCATACATTTTTTAGTATAAAATATGTGAGGCATAGGCATAACTCTGAAGGTACGCGGATTATCAACTTTAGTAGAAGCTCGCAGTTCATCTTTAAAGGATTCACGTGATACAAATTTAGTAAAATCATAATCTCTACTGTTGATGCTCTGCTTAAACTCATCTAATACTCGTCTCCCCTCTTCTGTGATTCTACGTTCATCAAAATCAAAATACACGCTCTTGGGTCCCTCTATGCCATATCCATTGCTAGATTTCGCATTCAATTTTGATATTCTATCATCCCCAAAAGCTGCTACATCATCCTCTACATCATCAAATGGTATAAAAAAAGTACTAATATATTCCTTGACAAATGCTAATTCGTCATCAGTAACTTTTCCCTGATGTGTCATTGTCTTCCGTGCCTGTTGTTTAAGTAACGAAGATGGGGAGCCTAGAGCTTTAAAGTTTGGTGGTCTCTTATTGTCTATTACTCCACAATTCACTTCGTTCTCTATAATCTTTATACACTGATCCATATCAGTATTATACTCACGATGCAAAATGGAAGGAACTAAAGTAGTATGTTTTAAGGCTGGACTAATCTTAATTGGTTGTTCATATTGCAACCTAGCTCCAGATGTCCCAGGATTTATTTTATTCCTAAATTCATATGATACTTCTGGACCTTCTAACATGGCTTGCCTTATCATATCTCTAGCATACTTACTAGGAGACACACAAAATCCTGATGTACTACTCCCTGCTACATGATAACCTATTATACCTTGATCAGCATTCACAAGAACAGTACCACATAGACCGGGCGCGGTATACTCGGTATAAAAACCACTGCCTACCTCATGCTTATATTTAATTTGATATCTACTATATTCTAAACTTTCAGTATTACTAAATAAATTTTTACCATATAGTACGGGTACAATATTACCTGCATTTACCAAATACATAAGGGGGTTAACGGACGTCGTGTCTAAAAACAAGTTGTGGCATTTTTTATACAATGCCACCACCCCTACTAACTTATACACTCCTAAATCATGCATTGGTAATT